TTTTTGTGTATTCATAGCATCCGCAAATCCAGTTTTAAAAGATTCATATGCTTTTTCTAATGTTCCAATTTCTTCAGTTTGTTTTGCAATATCAACATTAACTAATTTTAAAGGAATTGCTAAATAACTTTCACTTAAACTATTTATCATTTTTTCAAGTAGATTAAATGCTTCCGAGCCAAATTCAGTTGTTTTTTGCAAATCAATCATTTCTTTCATAGCTTTATTTACACTAAAACTAAAAGTGCTAAACCCTTTATCGCCAGTTGTAGAAAATGTTTCCATTTGAGCCATTAAAACATCAAATTCTCCTACAAAATCTTCTAAACCTTTAGGTTTTTGAAATAATTTAAGCATTCTATCTAAATGACCTGTAGTTTCTGCAATAGCCATTCCTACAGCAACCAATGCACCTATTACTGTAGTTTTAGATAATTTAGAAAAAGCAATAAGTGCTAATCTAGCTTTCCCTACAGATACAACTAAAGATAAAAATGCTTTTGAAATACCAAAAACAACAAGACCCATTCCAAATGCTTTTATTATTTTGAAATTATCGTGTAAAAATTCTATAGCTTCCCCTGCTAATATTACAGCATCCGAAAGCCCTTTTCCTACAGCCATAGCAACTTTTTGTATAACTGCTTCATTATCTTCTAAGGCTTTATCTAAAGCTCCAAATTCTTGTTTTAAACCTACAAAAAAAGATTCAGCGACAGTTTTTTGAAAACCAAAATACTTGTCCCCTATCATTGATAACGTACCCTCAAGAGTGTTTGCTAAATCTTTTGTAGCTCCCGATAATCTGCCATCTTTTCCAAATGTTTTCTCAAATGCTTCTGCTGTTTCTTCGGCTGTAACTGTTGCACCTGCCTTAAATCCTAGTAAATCCCTTACACCTCTTTCTCTAAATAAATCAGCACTAGCTATACCTGCTGAAAAAGACCTTTGTATTTGCTCTGATGCAGTTCTAAAATCTAACCCAGTAAGAGAAGCAACATTAGCAGTAATTTCAAGCATTTTAGCTAACTCATCAGCATCTTTGCTAACGACAGCCAAGCTACCAGAGCCTGCTTGTATTTGTTCTAATGAAAATGGAACTCTTGAAGCAAACTTAGACATTACATCAAATGCCTTTGCACCCTCTTCAACGCTTCCAAATAAAAATTTTAATCTAATTCTTAATGATTCTACTTGCTTACCAACATCTATAAATGATTTAATCGCAAGTCCTGCACCAAGACCAATAAGTGCATTTTTAAGATTTAAAACTGAACTTTTAACACCATCAACACCTTTAGTGGCAGATTGCATAGCCTGTCTAGTTTTATCCTTGGCTATTATATCTATATTTACTTGTTTGGTTGCCACTATCTTCTAGCCCTTGCTAATCGTTCTTGTCTTTCTCTTTCATCACTTTGTAAAGCATAATATGCTATCCACATATTAAACTCACTAACAGACATTTGCAATATTTCAGAAACAGACTTGTGTAGTTTTTCGGCTAACCCAAAAAGGTTATGAAGTTCTGGGTCACTTTTTAGTTTTTTTTATTCTCTTCAACATCATCGTTACCAGTACCCATAATTCTAGTAGCTACATCAGCAATTACATTAGTGTCAGCTTTGGTTTTAAATGCCAAAACATGACTAGCATTAAACATTTTATCACCATCTTTGGTTAATGCTTTTTCTATAATTACATCAATTAAAACTATGAGGTCAGTACCAGAAGCACCCTTAAAAATTTTCTGTTTTTCAAGCATGTTAAAAGGTTTGCAGTATATAGCTTTATCACCTACTAAACCCCATTCTGGCACTTCGATTATTTGAGTTTCTAATGTACTAAAATGCTCTCTAACACCATCAAAGTAGTCTATTTTTTCTGACATATCTTAAACTGTGCCGACTGTTAAAGCACCAGTTCCTTGAATTGAAACAGTTCTAGTTGTTACACCATCTAATGTAAGACCAATAGACATACCTGTAACAATACCAGTACCAGTTAAACTTTCATCACCACTTGTATTTCCCTCTGGCAAGAATACAAATGCCAAACTTGAACCAGTAGTTAATGATGACTGCTCTGTGCTTTCTTCATCATAGTTCATGTCAATACTAGCTGTAAAAGTACCTCTACCTGCTATATAAGTCTTTGTAGCATCAGATAATTCAGTATCCTCTACTGTGTCGTGTGTTGTATCAATAGTGAAGCCTGTAACATTACCCATTGCTGTTCCTGCAACAGTTACAACTCCCTCTTTTCCGTGATGTGTAGCCATGCTTTACTCCTTATCTTTGGTTTCTAATTTATCGCTTTTTTCGGCTTTATTTGCAACCTTTTTGTCAGCCTGTTTATATCCAAGCCTTTCAAAATGTTCCAAATTCTCTGCTGTAATGGTAATTGTGTTTTTACCTTTAGTCATTTTAATATCTTTAGCCATTATGCACTCCCTCTAGTGTATTCATAGAAAACCCTTGCTGTCATTCTGACACCACCATAAGGGTAAATAGTACCCTCATCTGTTGATGCTTCGATAACTTGGGTATCTATAGCATTGCCATTTCTTGTTACATCATTATCTAATGTTTCTTCAATAACTTCAATTAATTGATTTCTAATTGTATCAATATTTGTATTTGTACCCTTGCCAAAAGCCACAATTAAAAAATCTATTGTGCCATTATAAGTTCCAGAACCAGTATCGCCTATACTTTGAACTTCCCTTGTTTCATCGCCAGATTGCACAAACATTGCAGGAAATTGAGCATCACTTAATTCTTCAACTTCAAATGGTTCTCTAGTAATCTTTTTAAACTCAATAGGGCTTGTTACAGCATCAAGTACAGTTATTATATTACTAGCTATGTTTTCTCTTTTGCTCATAATCTCATTTCTTTAAAATAAAACTTTGAAAATTCTGCTCTTAACTTATCTTCTTCTTTGTTGCCTATAGCAAAAAAAGGTCTTGTTATTTTTCGCTTACCTACACCAAATGTATCATGATAACTAGCTATCTTTTCTCTTTCCTTATTAGCAAAAAACAATGTGCTTTTCATACCACCAGTTCTGAAGTCTAAACTTCTAAACATTTTACCAGTATCAGTAAGGTCTACAAAACCAGTCTGCCTACCCCTCTTTTTTCGCCCTCTAATAGTCGAACTTGCATAAGGTCGCATATTACCACCATCTGGTAGTTTACCACTCTGTGTACGCTTAGTAATCATCAGAACAGCCATATTTGAAACTCTTTTTAAACCTTTATCAATAACTGACTTTTGCTTTCGAGTTATATTCTTTAAAAGGTTAGCAACTTCAATAGTGTTAACTTTTACACTTACTTCCATTATCTCACTAATCTTAGGCTGTGCAGAGCTTCTTTTTCACTATCTGAAACAGTACCACCGCCATCTTCGTCATACTCAACACCATCTCTTAAAATAGCTTGAAATTCCTCTTCGTATCTATCCCTATAAAAATCAATTTGAACTTGAAATGTATCTTTGCCCTCACCTGTGTCTGGGTCTCGCCATTTAGTTAAGATTGGGTAAATATACTTCCATAAAGACAAATATACTACTGATTGTGTCCATTGTGCATCTGTTAGCTTGCTATTGGTCATTTCAACAGAAGTTATCTTTGTAATGTCCTTATATCTAACTTGATGCCTATATCTTTCCCACCATTCTTCTCTAATACGTCTTAGAACATCATTTTCAGCGAACTGTAATTGGTCAGCAAAATCAGCTATGCCAAAACCTAAAACATCTGGCTGTATCTTCTGTAAATCTGTATTAGCTACACCAAATTCAGTTGTTGCCATTATTTAGCTTTCTTTTTAGATTTTTTTGATTTCTTAGGAACTTCTGGTTGCCACTCAGGGTCACCTTTAGTTTCAACTACTGGCTCTGCTTTAGGTTTACCATCATATAGTGACCAACCTCTTTCAGTCCAAATCTTTACATTAGGCTCATATTGTATCTTTAATCTTTCAATAATCTCGCCATTTTTATTAATTAATTTAACAGTTTCCATTTTAACCCCATAGATAAAAAGGGAGGTTTCCCTCCCTAGTTAAATTAGTTTGCTAAGCTATCTGCTGTTAACTTAACTCCGTAGCTGTCATGAAGTTCTCCAACTCCATAAACTGCTGTGGCTACGATTTCATCTGCTCTTAGTGAAGCATCTCTTTGTGACTCAATTTTAAGGTCTTGCATCATAGCAACCCCTAAAGCGTCTTGTGAGAATACACCACCGATAGAATCATCAGAACCATCTACAGAAATGTTTGAGCTTTCAAATATCTGTATTCCTGCTATTTGACCAACAAAACCTGCTCTCATAGCTTCGTTACCTAAGTCTGGTATATTAGCTGTTCCTGCAAAAGTGTTTGTTAAAGCCTTTTTAACGTTAAAGATTTGCTTTGGGTGGAATACACCATAGTAAGGTCCAGGTGCATTAGCTGTTCTTAACTCTGTACCTGCCTCAAATAAATCTTGTATTGTTAGTTCAGCACCTGCTCCAGGTCCTTTTTCTGTTGAGAACCCTGTAAACAATCCAGATAAATCAGCATCCATCTTTCTAGCTATGGCTTCACCAAATAACCTACCAATATCCCCTGCAACATTTCTTGATGCTGAGTTTCTAGCTAGGTCTGTTAGTGTTGTCATGATACCTACTTCAGAAGCTGTTATAGTTACTGATGTTGGGTTTACTGCTGTGTTAGATAAATCTGTTGCTTCAGCTACTGCACTTGCAGATACTGTTCCGTAAATCGGTACTTCTACTGACTTACCACCGCCTACAATAGTGTAGTTTCTAACAAGATTTCTCATAATTGACTGTTCGCTTGCCACAAATAATGCTTCAGCGACTATTTCGGTATATAGTTCCGAAATGGTGGTTGAGGTTGTTTCGTTTGCCATCTTTTTCTCCTATAAATATATAGCAATTAATTGTTAATAACTATTCTTCTTGATTGGGAGTCACGTTGCTTTCTGTATTCAGCATACTTCTTCCTATCATTAGGATTAGTCATATCTAAATCACTCAAATTTAAAGGTTTATTGAGTTCAGTCCTATCCACATTTGACACAGAGCCAGAGCCACTAGGAGTAGCACCAACAAAGTGCGGGTTCTGTGTTAAAAACTCTTGCACCAACTCGTCAGTAGTAAAGAGTTCCCCATTTGAATTATAGCGTGGTAATCCCTTAGAATCAAGTATTTCTACATTTCCACTTTCATTTAGCTTAATTTGTGGCTGTAAAAGGCTTACAACTTGGTCTGGATTAATAGCTTTATTCTTAGATGCTGAAGATAATAATGATTTATTTATCTTAATATCTTTTAATTGGCTTTCCAAGTTTGACCTTTCTTTGTGCCATTCTTGGGTTTTATTCTTTAGGATTTCTTCAAATTCACCTTTCTGAATTTTTTGTTTTTCCTCTAATTCCCTTTGTGTCTTAACAGCATTAACAGCTATATCTAAATCTTCTACACCTAATTTTTTATACATTTGGCTTCTTTCCTGTGCCAATCGTTTCTTTACAATCTCCGTGACCTGTTCTTGAGTAAAGCCTTGAGCAGTAAGATTTTCTTCTGTTGGCTGTTCTTCAACTGTTTCAGTAGTCTGTTCTACTTTGTTTTCTTCCATTTAAGTCTCCTATATATCCCACTCTGGGTCTGTTGGAATCCAAGTATGTCGGCATCTATATCCACCTCGAACTATAAAAGGGTCACCAGTAGATTTTCCACCCCAACCTTGATTGTTCCAAATATCCCGAATTTCAGTTTCGGTTAATACCCTATTTAGCATACTCTGACAGAAAGGTCTACTATCCCTAACTAGAGTGCCAGTATACCTATAATGAGTTAATCCCGCTTCTTTAGCCTTTGAAACTGTAAATTGTCCATGAAACTGCATCACACTATCATGAGCTATTTGCCCTGCATATCTTCTTAGGTTATTCCCTGCCCTATCTGTGGCATATTGAGTTTGTAATTTTTTAACAGCTTCTTCTACTGCTACTCTTTTACTTTCATCAAATTTATTCTCGTTAATAAAATCAACTAATTCATTTATCTCACGACTATTAGACTTTTGATAAACCCCATTAATATGTTGCCGTATGTTCTTAACCATATCCTCAAAAGGTCTACCTGCTATTGTGCTTTGGTAAACTTCATCATTAATAACTTTTAAAAATCTTTCGGCTATATCTTCAAAGCCACTAAATGATTGGGTTTTAAGAGCATTTATTGTAGCAAGGTCAACTTCTGTTAAACTTTTAAATTTATTGGGTATAGGCATTTCGCCAAACGTATCTAACACAACTTTGGCAATCTTATTGTATTCTTCATTAATAATTAAATCAGCTTCATTTAAAAATGTGGATTCAATTATATTTCTTATTTTTGGTTGTAATTGTATAGCCAATC